TTCCTGTACAAAATACACCTTGCTTGCAGGATTCAACTGAAGAGGATCAGAAACAAGAGTCCAGTATTCATCATAGCCAGAGATATCAGTAACAGACGCTTGAACTCGTACTTTCAAAGTACTGAGATCAATGTTTGTTTCGGGAATCACAAATCGCTGCGATGGAGAATTTGTTCGATCCACGATAAAGGTTGATACGCCTGGTCTACCTTCAACGATAGTTACTTCGGGTATCCAGTACTCTTCAACGATTCCATTCTCGTCATACGACTTAGGTTCAAACTTGTAAGTGTCGATAGTTCTGAAAGAGAAACTAACTCCACCTCCAGTTGCCAAAAATGTGCTATATCTTGGCAAAAACTCGCTCGCAACTCCACCATCTCCATCTGCTGCTACAGTTACAGAAACCTGCGCTCTCGCGCCTTTGTTTGAGGTTGGTGTATACCCTAGTAGTTTTGAATGTGAAACCACAGAGTCTCGGACAGTTGCAGTATCCAAGAACATTTCGTTTGCAACCATGTTGCTATAGTAGTTGATGTAGTGTGTGTTGTATGCAAGCAAATCCAACAAGATACTCAACCCCGATCCCTCGAAGTTGTAATCTTTAAACTTGTCCTGAGAACTCAGGAATCGCTTCAGATTATTTTTGATCTCGTAGAACTCTAGTCCGTCTACTGCAATCTTGTTGTTTGCATCTGTCATTAGCGAAGCCTCTCTAGGTAAAACTGCGTTTCAGATACCTTTGATGTGTTTCTGATCTGAAATCGAATGGTTACGATGAACCTGTTACGGTCAGGATCACCTTCAACGATCACATCTTGAAGCACTACACGAGGTTCGTATGACAATATGGCATCACGAATACCCTTTTCCAAGCGAATCACAGTTAGGTCTGTGAACGGTTCAAACAACATAGCAGTAACATTGCCTTTTAGTTCAGGCAAAAAGGGTCTTTCGTATGTATTCGTCAGGATGATATTTTTGAGTGATCGCTTGATTGCACTTTCATCCTGTAGAACATTCACATCCCGTGTCATGGGATTTTTGGCAAAGTTCAAATCAAGGTCTGTGAACTTGTTTTGTGGGGTGCTTGCCATGTGTTCTCCTATTCATGTATGTATTAGCCAGAACACACATCAATCAAATATCGGATCTCCTTCACCTTCGCCGAAATCCATTGCGGATGGAGTTGGTGTTGGAGTGTACCATTCTGAATCAGAAGGCACTACCCCATCATCGCCTCCGTCTTGATCTTCGGCAAAATATCCACCATCATGCACACCATCATCAAGTGTCGAAGACTCTAGTGCAACAATTTTATATCCAACTGACATGGTTCTTGCGTCTAGTTCCACCAACTTGGCTTGGATCATGGCAGCAGTAGCAGCATCTATAGGAGGCGGAGTTGGAGTTGGAGTTCCTGTTACTATTCCTTGTAAAATCAATTCATCCGAAACGGGTTCAAAGAACATCTCTTTCTCTTTGGTTTGCGAGTCATATGCTCTTTGTTTGCCAGATTCAGTTTGTGCAGCAGATGCGGCCTCGGCCGCTCTTTCTTCTTTGTCTCGCTCAATATCAATCGCCGTTATTGCATCTCGGAGATTGTCACTGCCCGTGAACTCTTCAAGCATGGCGCGCATGATACAGTTTCCTCTTCCATCACCGTTCACCATTGCTGCCAAGAACTGTCCAAGCGTAAACCTCTGCACATATGCTTGCGCCAAAGAAAACTGTGATAGATCAAGCGAAATGATGTAGTTCATGTATTCAAAGAAACCTGCCAGATCAGACAACATCTGATCCAGTTTGTCAAAGAACTCATCAACTCCCATACCACCGAAAAGAGCGATGATATCGTCTAAAGTAAATGGCAGAGAACTTGCAATCAAGTCTAGGATGCTGCGAAGCATCTGACCCAACGAATCAGGAATGCACAGCAGATTTTTCATCTGCTCAATGATGATTGGTCCTTGAATTGTGGAGTTAAAGAATCTAGTAAAGTTGTCTTGATCCGTTCCTTCCATTTGTTGTTTGGCAGAATCGAATGCGCTTGCTATGCCCATTGTTCGTTGAAGTGTCACAGGATCGCCTACACCGCTTTGTGCGTCAGTATGCGATCTGAAAGAACTCATTTGTTCTTGTTGAGTTGTCAAGTTATCTGTAAAGGTTGGTTGAGAACCAACGGCAATTTCTGGTCCAAACTGTAGGGTTCTTAGTTTACTGAGAAGATCATCACCTCCTACACTCACGATTCTATCGTAGAAATGCGCTTGCTCAGGAGTAACCTCCTGTGATCCCAAAGGGCCATTATATGCCCACGGTGGAATGGCACTTGCCAGAGTCTTTAGGTCTTCAGAACACAATAGCCATTGCAGTATTCCCAATGCAGAAGCGTTCTCAAATATCTGTCCCTTCATTACCTTGTCAATGAGGGATTTAGTTGCATTGGAAAGTCTATCAGCATTCGGAAGACATTTACCAATTGCTCGATTGGTTAGTTCTTTGGTTCTTTCAATTCCCTCTGCCATATGTTACCCCGCAAAGACATTTCCGCTGCCCGTTTTATTGCGCGATCCACATGATACACCATCTCCAATACGAGCAACCGCCATTCCGTTTGCAAAAACAGTTGGCGATCCTGTTTCTTGGTTTGCTCCGTGACAACTAACGCAGCAATGACTTTGCCATGGATCTCCTACGCGATGCACTCCTAAACTATTGGCAAACACATTGCTTGATGCGCCTGCATTTGGCCGAGATGGAAAGCATCCGTGTCCTGTGCATAAGTCTCCGAGTCTGTGTACTGGCATTCCCATGTTAGTTCAGTTGGATGGTTGCGCCGCGAATGATGGTGTTTGCATTGCTCACGAAACGATGATACTGGCCAGACTTCAACGCGGTGTAAAGTCCAGTTTTCATGTCTCTGAATCCTCCGCAGGACTCTAGGATATTCTTTGCTGCTTCCAAGATATAAGTCTTGTTGGTCTTGATGTGGGTATTATCGCCAGAATGCGAAAATCGTTTCTTACCGATTCGCTCGGTCATGTTTCCTGTGACATCTAGCGTGTAGTTGCCGTTCACATATGCGTTGTAGTCTCCGTCATGCAGGGTGAGATTAACACTGCCGCGCATGACTTCCACATTTACATTTGCTCCTTGGCCAACCTGTACATCAAAGTTTTTGCCAGATTCTTGATCTGTATTTTGCAGGATGCGAAGTGCTTTGTCTATAGTGACATAAGTGTTACCGTCTATCTGCACATGGTTGTCTTTTAGAATCACCGTATAGTTGTCGCGCACTATGCGTTCAACTTTGCTTCCATCAGGAAACACCTCGTAGTTGGTTCCGCTTCTGTGATACTCTGAAATGCGCTCTGCATCGGGTGTATCATCGCATTCCCATGTGTGTCCTGATTCCGACTCACGCACATGATTGTACGGATACTGTGCTGCGTATTCAGTTTTCCGTTCGTCCCATGCTGGGCCGTCAGGACTCTTGGTTCTCACCGAGCCACCAACCGCAGGATCGGCGGCAGGAACACTCTTGTTACGCGATGGCTGTAGTGCGGTAGGAATCTTTTCTTTGGCAGTTCTTCTCTTTAGCCCGATGATGGTTTCATCTGTTTTGCATCCTCTGGCAAGTCTGTTTGTGTCTTGTTCGTTTAGTCTTGCTTGATGAGGGCCGTCTCCAATATGCTTTGGGTATGTTTTACCCTCAGTCATATTTTCTAGAATTGCACCTCTTCCATCCACAGGATACTCCTGAACCCTGAACTCATCTTTGGGAATGTCCTTCAACTCGCAGATTGTGCGCGGATCGTTGAATCCTTTTTGATTGTTTGCTTTTTCCTCAGGAATGCCACCCATGCTTCCAAAGATCACAGGTTCTTGAGCGTTTGCTCCATCTCGAAAGAATCCAATCACCCATGATCCAGGCACCAACCCAGTTGGAGATTGACCTATACCGCTGATTGCTGCACTGGTGATGGGTTGAATAGGATATGCCCATGGCAATTTATCAGTAGGAATGTCTTTCTTGTCACCTGTGTGAAATCCTAGAATACGAACTCTGCACCGACCAAGTTGTAGCGGATCAAGGTTGTCTTCGACAACTCCCTGCCACCAAATGAACGAATGTCCAACAAAGTCACGGTGCAGAATGTCCATTATGGTTTGCTCCTAGACTGCCCGCGCTTAATGTAACTCATCTCACCTGTGGTGGGGTTGTGTACAATGATATGTCTGCCTGGTGTCTTGTAAGAATAGTCTCTGATGGCATTTCCAGTAGGAGTCTCCAAATCTACAAATCGTTTCCATCTGGCGTGTGGAGTCTTTGCTCCGTGAATGCATTTATGGAATGTGTTGTTGTCTACATCGAACACTTTACATCCTGCAAAGGTTCCTTGAACTACTGGTGGGCCATCCTGCTGAACACCTTGAATGTTGTCTGCACCGAGACTGTTTATTGGGGTTTCTTCGCTCATGGATTCTCCTGCCTGATTATGTAGATCGTGATGCTCTAAGGATGCAGACTATTTCTCTGTTGAGGGGTATCTGTACCAAGTCTGCTTCAGGAATACGCTTTGGCAGCGTTCCTATATGCACCATGAAAGTCTTAACTTCAGAATGAAGATCAGGTTCAACTTTGAAAAACAGGAGTCGCGCGGCCCCCGTTATACCAAACACATTACTGAGTACAATGAAATGGTTCGTTAGCAGTTGATCTCGGATTTCGCCAGTTTTCTTGTATCGTCTAAGCAGTCGCTTGATGTACTTGATTCTACTAAGGTCTTCCACAAACTCTCGCATACCAACGCACGATGGGTTGGTATACGCAGTCATGGCATACTGCATGAAATTGGACTCGTTCAATAGAGCAACTTCCATAGCAAACCCGCATGGCATTACACGCCTTTGCGTACTTGTCTTTCAAAGTTCAACAGGTCTTGATTGGTGAATACTGTTCCTGACTTCTGACCAACGGCAGAAGCAGAGGCCTTGAGAATGGATACAACTTCGTCTGACGATTTGGCAGAAGCAATCTGTGTTCTAGTTGGTTCCACCGCTGCTTGCAAATCCAATGGTAGTGGATTTGATTCATTCGCGTGCATCTGTTGTAAGATGCCTGCAATATCTTTGGCAAACTGATCTTGATTTGAAAATGGTGTAGGGTTCATGCTGTCCTTTCTTACGGTGCAGGTCCACTCAATAGCAATGCTGAGACTTCGGTTGGTATTCCGCTCTGAATCAGCGAATAGTTCTTACACAGATTTTGCTGTGCTGCTTTCCAATCTGATTCTTTGCCTGTGCTTGCTGCTTTCAGAAATAGATTGGCAAACTCAAGATACGCTCTATTGAATTTGACCATGTGATCGTCTGCTATTGCTTCTTCTGCTTCATTCTTTCCGAATGTCAGGTTTCTAACCATCGGATCAACATACTGCTTTGATCTCAATAGTCTAATGGGAAGATCACGCTTGCTGCACGGCACAGATGCCATGTAATTCATGCTTGCAAGCACTCCAGCCACTTCTTTCAGAGATTGAAGTTGCAGCATCCACGGTTTAATCAGAAATTCAAATTGGTTTTCTCCTCCCGTCCCGCTGTCCCCAGCAGCATCACTTTCTATAACATCATCTGCTCGTTCAGTATCGTCACTTCTGCGAGCCTTGACTCGTCTACTAACGATTCCTCGTAGTTGTCCCTTTAGTGCATTCCATGCGCCAGGATACATGGAAAGCATAGTTTCCAATGTTCCGTATCCACCCTCGGCGCTATTTCCTTCAGGATCGGTTTCTACCGCATAGTAGATGTCATCTTGTTCATCTAGCCAGAACTGTACAAGCGATCCATATGGAGTTTCGATGTGCCCGACTTCTACAAGACTTTCTGGCGTGTGTTCCACGCTTTCCTTTACGCTCATTGCTCTGCGAAGTTCTTTGAACAGGGACTCTGCATCTGATTTGGAAATTCCTTGAGGAATTCCACCCATGAACGCTCTCATATTGTTTTCTGCGGCAGCGGCACGCATTTTGCTTGCAGACATACCAACTACTCCTTCGGCATCAGGATCGCGCTCACCGGCGCTAACCACTTCAAACTCGAATGAGTATCGCTTATCAGGATCTTTGTGTGTCAGGTATGGTTTAATGGATGTTCGCATTTCTTCCACACGATCTCCACCCACCACCATGATGACCTTTTTGACTCCTTCGGAATCAAACTTGGTCATTGCATCAAACATGGTTCTAACACCTGCATCGTCCATGACCTTTACTTTGTCACCAAAGAACTTGCGTAACCACTTGATCTTTACGCCAGAATTTAGCGGATTCTTTTTGGCATCATTGGTGCGAGAAGGATACAGGAGTGCAACTCCTCCTGCTTTAGACGCTGTGCTTGCCATAGCGTCCACTAATTTTTGATGCCCAGAGGTAGGGGGCTGAAAACGACCGAAAGTGAATACGACAGTTTTGCCTTTCAACGCTTCGTTGAGGGCATCGCGGTCGCTCTTAGCCTTCCAATCGCTGTACTTCATGGCTGGATCACCTCCCACCCCCACACCTCGTAGGGCAGTTAAACCTCAAACGATTACTTGTTCCAAGGCAACTTCTTGGATACCCAATCCCAAAGTGGTTTGCCGATGAATGCACCAGCGACAAATACCAGTACGGTATAAAACAATGTACCCAATGCGTTATGAATTGTTTCCATATAAATCTCCTTTCCGAGATGTTGTATCTATGCCTAATTTAAGACCAGTTCTTTACGGCAGTAAAGTTCTGTCTTGAGAACTCTAGACGATCTACCAGTTTGTAGACCCCCTTTGCGGCAACTGCCACAAATCCTTCAGGATTCGCAACTCGGAATCCACTATCTGTTGGATAGAACGCACCGATGGTTTTGACCTGACTCATCTTTGCCACAATTACATTCTTGGCAACTGCGATGCGTTTGTGTAGATCAAACGCTTTCTTCAGCCCAGTTGCATTAGAGCGAATGCGCTGCGCCAATGCTTGATCTGGCTTGGGTTGTCCGAGTACAAACTTGATAAGCGCAGAAATTGATCCTTGATCCACTCCTGCACGAATGCTACTGTTGAAATACCTAGTAACCACATCCTTTATAGCAGGGTCTTTCTGAATGATTTGTAGCGCACCTGTAACATCTTTGTCTGCCTTGAAGGCAAGAATATCTGTCAGCAGTTTTTCTAACTGTTTGGTTTCTGCTACGGTCATGCTTGCAACTCCCGTTGCATCTACAAATGAAGCATCTTCAATCCAGGCTTTAGAATTGCCTCTCAGATTAGAGATATTTGGATTGAACGATGCGCTGAGAGACTGAAAGTTTTTTCCCTTATACACCGTATGAAACACGATTCCTATTTGTGTTTTGGCTATGCGCTTTCCAAGATCACTCTTGATGGGAACAGCGTACATAATGGTGTTTGGTTGAAAGGTATAGTAGTTCTCTCCATCAATGGTCCGTGTTTTCAAATCGCCTGGAGTGAACATCAAATCGCCTTGTAGAATACCTTTAATTCCTGCACCCTGTAGAGCATCAAATGCGGCGTGCAATTTTGCAGCAACTCCCGATCCTCCATGATTGGCGTTGATATCTGCGTGTGAGTAGTTTACCTTTGGTGTTTTGTTGAACACACTTTTGGTTCCTACAAAGAACTTTTTGGTTTGCGGGTCTTCCCCACATATCACAGCGGGCGCACCATCCCACTTTACAGAAACAAATGCACCACCTTTGGCATCTCCGCGCAAAGTCTTAATCACATCATTCACTACAGAAACAGCAAGATCAATACCCTTTACTCCACTCAGAAAGATCGCGTCTTCCAAGTGTTCCAAGTGGGTGTTCTTAGATTCCGAAATGAACGATAGAAATGATTTCATAAAGGTACTTCAGAGCGAGTCAATACAAGAATCTTAGTGATCTGATCTTGAATCTTGTTCTCTCTGTTTGGCCAGTAGATGTACTCTTTCTCAGGGTTCTTCTTGAGATTGTAGAGCAAAGGCATAACCATCTGCTCGATGGTAGTCATCTTTGCTTTGTACGCCGCTGTCAACTGCGACTTGCGCTCTTCTATTTCATCAATGACTGCGCGGATATCAGCAGATTGACCACTCAGCGCAATATAGAGTTCTTGAGTTTGCAACTCAAGCATCTCATCCAACTTTCGCTCTAGTCTTTCGATATCAGTTGCAGCAGCAGGAAATCCGTCACCCTCTTCTCCGCTGAGTCTGTCGATGATTGTTCTTAGATTTGCGTCAATGCTATCCAACCGATCATCAACTGCCGCAGATACCTGATCTGCAACCTGTTGTGTATTCTGTTGTGTAGTGACTTGCTGTGAAGCATTGTAAGTATCGGCATCAACTGCGGTGAAGCCAAAATCGTTCAATGCTGCGTAGTCTTCAGGATTGCTCGGTGTTGCTGGCATTTATAGTTTCCTCTTTAGCGTAGTGAACAAGTATCTAGCCAATTCGTGAGACGCTTCAATGTCACTACGATAGTGGAGCGCAGACGCCATGAGTGCAGCGTCAGTTTCCTCCGAAAGTCTGTACAGATCATCCTCAAGTTTTCCAAAGCGTTCTCCCAAATACAATGCCAAGAATGCAACCTGCGTTCCTCGTGTGCTTGGATACGATGGGGTAGCATCTTGGTCTTTGTATGTATCTGGCAGAGAGATACCGCAATGCTCTGCTAAAGCGCGAGGACGAATCCTGCGGTACTCGTACTGCAACGCTAGACACGCTGTACGGACATTGTGGAGGACGGAAACCATACGCTTGCGAGAAGGATCGGGTAGATGCAAGTCGTTTTCATCCAGTAAAGCCTGCACAAGGTTCATTACTGGCAACTCAACAAGGCCCGAAGAAAACCCAGGCTTTGCAAGTTTAACCAACTCTTCCAGTTCGTATTTGGTTCTTTTGCTGCTGTTGGTAGGAGGAGAGTCCACATACAGATCACTCACATCTATTTCAAACTTAGATATGCCTTCTTCTAAACGGCGTACCACAGCCTTTGGTGTTGCACCAAATTGTAGAGCATCTAACTCTTGTGCGGATAATAGGTGATGTTTAAAGGATCGCATGGTTCGCCAATATGTAGCGAACTGCATACTCCCGAAATGCAGGCCAGGGGCGTCGAACCCCTACTGTACGGATTTTAAGTCTGCTGCCTCTGTTGTTGGGCTATGTTTGTTTCCCGTATCCAAATTTATAGGGAATCAGTCCGTATCTCTTTTCGATTTGGTCTTGTATCAACTCAAACGATTGTATCGTGTCGCATTCAAGCACTATTTCACAGAAAGATGTAATATAATCGTATTCTCCAAAAGTCTTGGTGTCTATTTTTATATCGCTCTCTAGTTTCGTGACGCGGCAATCTTCATATTCTCTAGCAACATCTTCGATCAAAAACCCATCTACACGGTCTGCATTTTCTTCAAAGAAATAATAAATGGTGTACTCCATATTAACTCCAATGAGCCTGAGGGGAATCGAACCCCTGTTCAGAGATTGAAAGTCTCTTGTCCTGACCTCTAGACGACAGGCCCGTGTTTCACGAATGTAGCAACTGATACTTGTTTAGGTATGTTTGCAGCGCGAGTTCCTTTGCTTTCGCTTCAATCATAACATCGTAATCGCGTGAATGCAAATCATTTGGGATCGGATTGAAGATATAGTCAGAATGCGCTTGCGGTTTTTTGCCTTCAGCAGATTCCGAGTAGTGAATCTTTGGCACTTGATTTTCCGGCCAAGTTTCAAACGCCATGTCTGCTGCATCGTGCAAAGACTCGCGGTTGCAGAATCTGTGGTGGTGAACATCAAGCACAAGACGAACTTTGTTGCCGATTCCATACTCTACTAGATCGCTGATGCTCCACATGGATTTCTTGTCATCGTTTTCGATGGTGATATGGTTGCGCTCCCAATCTGTCAGCAGAGTGTTTAGATTTTTGATGAATCGTTTGGCAGTTTCTCGCTTGTCTCCGTACACACCACCCACATGAAAGTTGATTACAAAGTCATCTGTGGGCAAACACAACATTTTGCCGAGCATCGCGTGCATCTCAATGGTCTTCACAGACTTGATAACCGTAAGGTTGTCAGGACTAGCAAGACAAGTATATGGACCTGGATGACACGAAAGGCGAATACCATTGTCTGCTGCAATCTTGCCTGCGGCCGCAATGTTTGCTGCAATCATCGGCCAGTTCTTTAGGTCTTCAAACTTGTAGAATCGCTTGGGATGATCCATGAAAGGAAACAGACCACTACCAATACGGAAAAACTTGATTCCGTTGTCTGCATTCCATTGCATGATGGTAATGAGGTCTTGAGAGTTCTTCAGAGCAAGATCGTCTACTCGCTCTAGAGTAAATCTGGCCTCTCGCAAGGTACGGTCGGTGAGTACCTTGTTGCCTAGTGTCATGTTTTTACAAGCGTAACCGAGGTGTCGGATCATGTGATAAGTCTACCACCGATCCCGACAGATGCAAGCAAATTTTTAGTATTTACAATCCGAGTCGCCTTTGCCGCCAGGACAACTCTTGGTGCTGCCACCTTTACCCGCCCACAAGTCTTTGCACGCCCAGTATTGTGCGCTGAGTTTGTCTTTGGCCTGATCGCAGTTGTGTCTTGCGCGGAACGATGCTCTGGCTTTGGCGCTGTAGTTGTGTCCGTAGCCATCTGCACCGTAATGTACGATCTTCTCTTGACCGTCCTGGCATCCTTTCACCATGCGCTTTTTGCCTGGACGAGTGCTTGATCTTGGCTTGTTGCATGGCATGGATTCTTTGTCTACCTGATCTGCTTCAGCAACAAACTCGGAGAATCGCTTGCCAGTAAACTCTTCCTTGGCGTCTGCTTTCCTCCATCCACCACCGTGATCTTTGTACCACTTGGCTGCCCATCCATTTGCATATGCACTTGGATACACGCGGAACTTGGACTTTGCAAGTGATTTAGCCTTTGACCAAAGCGAAGGATCGGTTGGTTCGTTTTCACTTTCTTCGTTCACCCATTTGGTTAACTTGTAAACACCGCCAACCTTTATGACCTCTCCGCTTTTTTCCCACTGCTCCAATGAGTTTGAGATGAGTTTACCAAGAGCAATCTTGGGAACCAATTGAAACTTTGCTTCCACGGCCTTATTGACGCCCATGATATCAATACCACCATACCTGGCTGCTTTGGCGACCACAACAAGCACATAGTTTTTTAATTCTTTGGTCGGATTGAAGTTGTTTGCTTCTTCGATGTCTTTGTGCGAAGTCATGTGTGGTTTCTTGTCCTTCCTGCGTTTCTTTTCTGCACGGCGTTTTTGGCGAACAGCAGAATCTTTCTCACTCTTGCTCATCTCTCTCGATGTTTCGGGTGTATCCGAACTCACACGATTAGATGGCCGACATTTAGGGTATGCGCCATGCTTTTTGTTTGCTGCTTCTCGTCCGCATGGAGGATGTTTGCCATCTTTTTTTTTGGAGATGTCAACCCATTTTTCCTTGAACCAGCGGTCGAGATTTTCATTTATATTGGTCATGTGCTTCATACCTTGAAAATATGTATGCCCGATACATAATACAAAGAAACAACTTCTTCGCGGGGAGATGCCATCTCCTGCGGGACATTTATGTAAATTCTTTCGCTTGGACTTGAACCAAGACAAGGAGAACCAAAATCTCCTGTGCTACCATTACACCACGAAAGAATAGATCATGCTCGGAATGCAGGAATCAGACCAGTTTGTAGCCACCGTTCTCGCGTCTTTGCTTTGACATTTTTACGAGAGTCTGCTGCCAAGGCTCGTCTGCGTTCCTTGGCTTTCTTGTGCTTACGCCTAACTGCTTTCATTTTACTGTTCATGTTGTCTCCTTTGAGTACGCCGTACAGGTGCCGCCCCTGTGCTTAGACGGGTATAAGCCGTCCTGAGATACTGACCTCCCACGGCGCAAGAAAGCAGGTCTTGATATGTCTTCTCTCTTACAGACCCGCAAAGACTCTGAGAGAGTGATCCGTCCGTGACGGAAATTACTGAGTGACTTGTGGTGTCGCACTCTGAGCAAAGTTCAATAAGAACTTCACACCCTTCACAAAGAAGGGGAGCGTGGCAACAAGCACATACCAATGCCACAGATTCTTGTAGCAAAAGCCACAAGCGGTCTTAACTGGGCAAGTATTTGTCTTGGTGTCAGCCATGATGCACTCCTTTCTAGAATCAATCCATCCGTGGTTGCGATACTCCATCCTTGCTGAAGACAAGAACACACTTCTTGTGTGTGACATGACCTCTGCTGTCCATGATGTAGTAGTTTGATTTCTGTCGGTCTTCATCGTCGCCTAGTCTATAGTTGATCTGATCCACCTTGTATGTGATGGTCGGTGGTTCAGGTAGTTTACCAGTTGCAATCATTCGGTCAATACTCAGAATGGAAAGTTCTGCTACAGATTCTGCACGACCTTTCAAAAGGTCTTGTATGACATCTGCCCCAATTTGCTTGGCAGTTTCAAGATCACAGTCTAGTGGAATGTCGATGTGTAGTCTGTACATTTTGTCCTAAAGCGGGCGAAGGGATCGAACCCCTAACCTCTGCCTTGCAAAGGCAGCGTTCTCCCAGTTGAACTATCGGCCCTGTTGAATTCTTCTGTTCACTTCATTCCTGATGTTTGCAGAACCATCTCGTCCCTCTCGGGTTGCCGTGATTCTTCTCCACGATGAGTCTGCATTTGTGGTATCGTGAAAGTACGATAGACCTTGCACACACTTGATCTTGTTTCCTAGAGCCACCCAAGCGTAGTTCAGAGCATGAACTTCGGCTGCCCATAGTTTCTTGGGATCAAGACCTAGCGTGTGAAATCGTTCGCATACATCAATGTAAGTGCGCCGATTAAAGAAGTAGTTGCCAGTGTTCAGAAACACATCACGAATCGGATTAACTTTGTGTAGCGTAGAGAACACTTCGGGCAAAGAAGACATGGTGATACCACCAATGGGAGTGAAGTCGAATGGCCCAACTCGCTCAGGACAATAGACCGTCTTCTCATCCCACGGAATCTCCCGCTGAAGAGTTTCAATATAGTCTTTGCCCATGAAGTTGTCGGAGTCACACAGTACAACCCAATTGTTGTTGCAGTTTTGAACAGTTCTCAGTTTGTTAAAGAACAGTCCATAGTTCTCTTGGTTCTGAATCAAGCGAACCTTGCTGATGTGGTTGGTTTGGGCGATAAGCGACTGAACCACTTCGGGTCTAGACGCATCATCGCAGATCACAATTTCAGATACCGCAGCGGTGTCTGCATGAGCATTCACCAGTTTCATAACGGTTTCTACTCGGTTGTAGTTTGGAATGGCAAATGAAATCATGGTATTCTCCAACGCACCTGGCAGGACTCGAACCTGCGACTTGTTGCTTAGAAGGTAACTACTCTATCCAACTGAGTTACAGGTGCTTTACGCATCAAGTATATCACTCAGAGCGAGAGTTTCAAGCCAGATTGATTGGAACTGGAAAGATTTCTTTCAGGCACAACCAGTTTGCTGCCAAAGATGCTGTTGTATTGGTTCCACAGATCGTCTAGTGGAGTTCCTTCGTACATGACTTCTGTGCGAGAAATCGAGATGCCTTCTGCTTGCGATTCTTTGCACATGAATGCCCACGGTGCAATACCAATTTGGTTCTCTGCGGTTGGCAACAAAATGCATGGCTTCCTCAGCAGAATATCCGAAGAGCCATTATGAACCACGGTAGCAATCAGTTCTTCGCCAGTTCTAAGTTTCACGATGCGTACATTGCTCATTTCGATTTCTTCACTTTCTTAGTTGTAAGTTTCTTGCTCTTTGGCTTCGTACCAAAGATTGCATCCCAATTTTCTGACCACTTCTTTTGATCTACTGGACGATAGGTGTCACCCTTGCCCGCTCCGTGCTTGCCCGCCATCATCTACCTCCTGTGTCACTAGGTTTGCTGCAATCTCTTGCTTCTTTACATTCACTAGTTCCCGTGCTTTTAGCAATAGGGCATCGTGGACACGATCCTTTGCCGCAGCAAAGTCGCTTTGGTGAATGTTTTGAATCGCTGCCTGTAATGGGTTCTGTTCGCTCATGGTTCACTCAACCTCCTCGTAAATAACATTCCACTTGGGTTCAACACCTTTGGGAGCGTAGGCGTGTTGAAAGAATCCCCACACCTCTTTCTCTTCCATACGAAACAAAAACTTTTTGCCGCGGTGGCTGCCCTTGAGCAACGAAGAGAAAAAGTCTTTCATTGCTTCCTGCGCCAAGACAATGTTCTCTTTGCCCGATCCAAACTTGAAACTGGAAAGAGTCTTGCCGATGCCTGCGGACTCGTTTGTACCAATCATCGAGAACTCGCTACTATCCTTGAAAATGATGCTGTGTTGATTGTACTTTTTGCCCAGTTCCACGATCTGCTTGCGAGGAATGCTTGGAACAAACAGGCTGGGTTCAGTTACGAATCCTTGATCGCCCTTGTAACCACCGCGCATCTCAATGAATCCAAGACCCATGGCGCGTACTGCGGTTTTCAACTCTGCGTATAGTTTGTTATTCTCTGCATCAGAATTGTCCGCACGATTTGCGCTTATCACGCCAAATGAGCGACCTGGCTCTTCGATATGTTGATAGATGCGAGACAGGCTGCTTTCAGCGATAATGGTTTTGTAAGATGTCATTGTGGGCGTTTCTTTTTTGCTAAGCCTAGTTTACGATTCTGATACTCGCGTTCATCCATGAAGATTTTTTGTGCTGCTTCGTCATACTCCATCCATGTTTGAAGCAATCTGTTGTAGCATTCTTCTTTGTTTAGTTTACCCTGTTCCACCAAATTGTAAAGTAGAGTTGTTCGCATTAAGTAATCTTTTAGGTTGGCATACAGTAGTTCTCGTTCAACGGGGTCTAAATTTGCATCTGACATAATGATGCCCCCTTTCTTTGGTGAGGATGTGCTGCACTTCACCATATTTATGCCTGTGGAATCATGTGGTTATGCCAGCAGATCATCAACAATCCGTTGCTTCTGCAAACTCGGGCAGCGTCTTAAGATACAGGTAGGCCTGGCGCATAGGATTTTCACCATTAAGATTAACTGGACATTTATAAGCGGCCTGTTTAAGTTT